CTCAGAGTGGGAAGCCCGCCAACTTCAAAGCGGGCGGATAGATATCGAAGATTTAAGCTATTTAAAAAACCAATTAAACCTCTTTTAAAATGAGAAACGGAAATTTAATCAAACGAATAGAAAGTATTTACCGAATTATTGAGCATTACGGCGGCGAAGCCAGCACGAATGATGTTTCAAGGGCAATTAGTCAACCTCTCGGAACTGTTAGTAGTTGCATGAGTTATATGGTAAAGGGCGGTTATTTATACCGAAATAATAGTATTTATACTATTCGCGTAAAATCAGACCCTCGAGAGATTGCGGCAAAAATTCGCCTTTTTGTAAACGAACATAAATCTATTAAGGCGAGAATGAAACAAACGGAAATGCCCCTAAATGCCCCCAGCATCGAGGCCGCCGTTGAATTGTTGAAAAGTAAGGGCTATAAAATCCTCGCGCCCGTGACTGAATTCAAAGAAATCTAGTATTATTGCCCCGCGACTTCCTTATGAAAAAATTAAATACAGACTACCGCCGTAATGCTTAAGCTCATTCGAGCGAGGGGTCGCCGTTGCGTGCGGTAGTCGTATTTTTAAAATGAAAAAATCTTTTATCATTTACATTGATTCGCTCAATATTCTGAGCGACCTCAATACCCAGCAAGCGGGCGAGCTCTTTTTAGCGATTTACAATTATCATTTACGCGGCGAAATGCCTTCTGAATTTTGGGTAAAAATGGCGCTATCGTCTTTTATTAACCAATGGGAGCGCGATTTAGAGAAATGGAATAAAACCGTAGAAGCCCGAAAAGAAAGCGGCCGAAAAGGTGGGTTAAGCAAATCTAAGCAAATGCTAGCAAATGCTAATTTAGCTAAGCAAACCTTAGCAAATGTAGCAGTAAATGTAAATGATAATGTAAATGTTAATGTAAATGAGAATGTAACAGAAAAGGTTACTAAAGAAAAAAAATCTATAAAAAAAGAATTTGAACCGCCAACCCTTGAGGAGGTGAAAAGTTGGTTTATCGAAAACGGTTCAACCGCTGAGGCTGGCGCCAAGGCTTGGCAGTATTACACCGACGGAAATTGGAACGACTCAAAAGGCCAACCCGTTAAAAATTGGCGTCAGAAAATGAGGGGCGGCCGTTGGCTCGAACCAAAACCAAACGCCAAACCTCAAGATGAACAATACCGCTCACTTGACCGTGAATTAGTTCCTGGCTCCGATATCCTCTACAAATACAACCCCCACGGCTAACCCAAAAAACGAAATGTTATTACCGCCCAATGATACAGAACTCGAGAAAATAGCCTTAGGAGCTATTCTCCTCGATTTTAACGCACTCAAACGTGTTGAAGGTGTACTTACCTCGGAAAAGTTTTTTGACCCGCGTAATGGGCTTATTTTCGATGCAATCCAAAACCTAAAAACCGAAAACCTTCCAATTGACATTTTAACCGTTACCCAAACGCTTCGAAAATCTAAAACATTGAGCGCGGCGGGTGGAGCCCTTTACCTCTCAGAACTCACCACGCGAGTAAGCTCAACGGCCAACCTCGAAACGTGGGCGCTTCAACTCGTGGAAATGTATCTTAAACGCGAGTTGGGTAAAATGGCGGCGCGGTTAGCTGAGGAGGCGCTTTCACCCGAAAACGACCCTTTCGATTTATATAACTCCTATTCCGTACAACTAACAGACCTCATAAAATCAAACCTTAAGGGCGAAACTTCTCACATTTCCCAAATAACCCCCGAAACCTCGCAAAGCATCGAAGAGCGCGAGCGCCACGGGCTTTCAGGAATCCCCACAGGAATAACAAACGTTGACCAAATACTCGGGGGGCATCAAAAAGGGGATTTAATTTATATCGCGGCGCGGCCAGGAATGGGAAAAACCGCCCTCGCGTTAAGTGTTGCCCTTAATATGGCGCAAAGCGGTTACCCCGTGGCCTTCTTTTCGCTCGAAATGTCACGCGCTCAACTCGTTTTTAGACTCGCCTCCATACTTTCAGGAATGAACGCCGAGAAGCTGGCGAAATATACCCTCACAAAAGAGGAAAAAATTACCTACTATCAAACCGTCGACAGGTTAAACGCCCTCCCCATTTACATCGACGATAGGCCAGGCCTTTCAATTCACGATTTAAAAACCCGCGTCCGTACTTTGGCCGAGCGTTCCAACGTAAAAGCGGCGTTTATTGACTATGTTCAACTCTTAAGCGCGGGCAATAAAAAGAATTTCGGAAGCCGTGAGCAGGAAATTAGCACAATATCGAGAGGTCTTAAGTTGATAGCAAAAGAAAACGGGCTTCCCGTTATCGCATTAAGCCAGCTCAGCCGAGCCGTTGAGGCACGCCAAGATAAAAGGCCGCTACTTTCAGACTTGAGAGATTCGGGAAGCCTCGAGCAGGACGCCGACGTTGTGGCCTTCCTTTACCGCGCGGGGTATTATGACGCTCATTCTCCAATTAACACGGCCGAGTTTATAATCGCCAAACATCGAAACGGGCGCACGGGTTACGTGTCAGTTAATTTCACCCCCGAAACGATGCATTACACCGATATTCAAAATAAACCAATAAACACTAGAGAAGAATGGGAATTTTAACGCACGGCTCACTATTTTCAGGCATTGGGGGTTTTGACCTCGCGGCCGAGTGGATGGGTTGGGAAAATAAATTTCATTGTGAGTGGAACGAATTCGGCCAACGAGTTTTAAGTTACTATTGGCCCGACGCCGAACTTTTTAAAGACATAACAAAAAGCGATTTTTCAAAATACTATGGAACAATTGACATTATTTCAGGAGGTTTCCCCTGTCAACCGTACTCAACCGCTGGGAAACGACTCGGGAAAGAGGACAAACGCCATTTATGGCCCGAAATGCTTAGAGTCATTAGAGAGGTTGCCCCGCGTTACGTCGTGGGCGAAAACGTTCTCGGCTTTACTCATTGGAACGGGGGACTGGTATTCGAAGAGGTGTGTACTGATTTGGAAAATGAGGGCTACGATGTACAGTCGTATATATTGCCAGCTACGGGCAAAAACGCGCCCCATCGAAGGGAGAGAGTGTGGATTATTGCAAACGCCCTCAACAATGGAAATAAAAGAGAACCCCACGGAATTTCAAACGAGAGCCAAAATAAAAGGATACCGAAACGGAACGACTTACAACAGTCTGAGGAGCCAATTAATCTACGATCCAAATTGGAGCCATTTATACGATGGGATTCATTCCCGAACGAACCCGCGTTTTGTAGCGGAAATGATGGGCTTCCCTCCGAATTGGACGGAGTTACCTTTTCAAAATGGCGAAACGAATCAATTAAAGCATACGGAAACGCCGTAGTTCCTCAGGTAGTTTATGAAATATTTAAATCGATTCAAGCATATGAAAATGAATATAGAAATTATTTTTAACGTTTGTTTAGGGCTATTCCTTTACAATCTTATTATATCGTCAATCGTTAAATCGTTGCTCCTTTATTTTTTCGAGCATAGTAAAACGATTCAGAAAGAGAAAAAATCTTTTCAGGAAAGAATAAAGGAGGTCAAAAATGAAAGTTTATAAGAACAAAAAAACGGGAAGTTATGACGTGCTAACCGAGAAAAATCTACTTTTTCACGTGGAAAATTGGGGCGTTTCGTTTGTTGGCCTCGTTAATAATAGCTGGCAACCGAACGGGCGATTACTGAAAAGAACCCCCAATAAAATATATTTACGGCTCATTGATGAAATGGCGAAAAATGGGCGGAAATATCAATTTATTTTGAAGTATTATGAAACGTTGCAAAGTGTGTAAAGAGAAGTTCGTCCCAACTTATTCGAGCTTGCAAGCAACTTGCACTAAACCCCAATGTTTAATTGAATGGGGGCGAATGGTTGAGCGTAAAAAAGCGAAACGAGAAATTCGGCAAATGCGAGATAACGTGAAAAGCGTGAGCCAATACCGCCGAGAACTGCAAAAAGTATTTAACGAATTTATTCGGCTCAGAGATAAAAAAGAGCCCTGTATAAGTTGCGGCCGACCGCTGGCGGGAAAATATGACGCGGGCCACTTTTACTCGGTGGGAAGTTACCCCAATTTAAGATTTAACGAGGACAATGTTCACGGCCAATGCGTCGAATGTAACCAGCATAAACACGGGAATCTCTTAGAATACGCCCCGCGACTTACTGAGCGAATAGGATTCGAGCGGGCGAGCAAATTAATGATACTCAGAAACGAACCTTTGCGGCTGAGCTTAGATGAAATAAAGGAACTCACCGCACTTTATAAAAAGAAAGTTGCCGAATGGAAGAAAGCCAACACATAAAAGAATTAAAAAGCGAACTGTTTACACTAATGGCGCGGCGATCGCTTCGCCCGTGTGTAACAGAGAACGCGCAAATGTGGTCGATAATGGCTGAGTTATATAAACTCACAGGCGACGAACGATGGAAAATGAATAGTTAACAATTAAACCAATATAAAAATGAGCAATTTTGAGCAAAAAGAGGGGCAAGGTTCCCTATTTAAAAACGAAAAGAAAACAGGAACTCAACCCGACTACCGAGGCTCGGTCAAATGGAGGGGTGAAACGCTCAACCTCGTTGGCTGGGTGAAAGAATCCAAAACGGGAAAAAAATTCTTGAGTCTGAAAATTGAGGCTATCGACTTAACCCCAAAAAAGGAAACCAATGAAGACCCAGGAAACGACCTCCCTTTCTGAGTTAATCGAACAACTCGATTCGATTATAAGTCAGTATCGCGAAAAAAACGTTCAAATGAGCGACGGGCTTAGAAACTACTTAAACGGGATTCGACAAGCCCGCCATTTGGCGGAAAACTTACTCAATCGCG